CCAGATTGTCTGCGTAAGCGACACATACACTGTTCACATAGCTGCGACAATCTTTGTGGTCAATCTCCAGGCAGCGCCTCGAAAAAGTGTGTCCATGACGTAGTTCTGGGCTACTGTGACACTCTTCACACAGGTCATAGTTTGGACACTCCAAACATTTGTATCTTGTTTGGTAAATATATCCAAAAGCTTTCTTTTCAGTCCCACATGCATCACAATATATCGTATCCCAGTACAGTTCCAGAAAGCTTTTGAGTTGCATCAAGCAATTGGATCCACCACAGTACAGACATGGATCGATTGATCCTGACTCCGTTCTCTCAGTCCAAACAGCTGTCAGGTGACTGATGTCTCGGTTGAGGTCCTCCAACCTGTTGTATTCAACCTCGCTATCGGCCACAAGATACCTTTTGATCGCATTGTGTGTGATGTCCCTATCCAACTCCCTACAATCAGGGCAAAATTTAGCTGGGTCAGCTTGGTCAGATTGGTCCGGTACTAGTGTGGTGGCACATGCGTACTCATCCTTGATCGGAGAGATGTACTTGTGAATGTCGAACAGCCCGGAGCCTACAAGTGGTCTGAATTTCTTCAGGGATTGGCGCTTGAATGTGCGAGCTACATGAATAGGATCGTTGCACTCGTGTTGCGACAGCCCAAAATATGTTATGAAATCAGTTACCTTTAGAATCTCGACCTGATCCTCCTCTGGCAAGTTCACATGCACACATTTGCAAAAGCCATCAATACTTACATTTGTGATGTAGATGCGCTCGCTCTCGTACCGATTTACATATTTAGTGTAGTACGGCACATGCACTTCATCGTACTCCCTGATGGCACATGTGCATATACGCGCTTCGTAGATATAGCATCGGCATCCCTGCACAGATTCATCCCTGTATTGGAAATAGTCTGTGATGGGATTTGAATGATCGCATTGGGCTCTCTCCTCGTCAGACATGCGATACACAGTGCAATGACGCCAACTCCTGTCGTGTAATTTTTTCCTATAAAACTTGATCTTCAGCTTTCCCAAGTCTTTCACAGGATTCCAGAAAGAACAACTCGGGGTCCCAAAACGCAGGAGAAAGGACTCCGATTCATCATCTTTCATCATGATGATCAGATTATACCAGTATTCCGGATCTTTCACAGAGGTGGTAAGAATCGGGTAGATCACATCCTCACCCGGGTACCTGGGAAACGTATCGATCTCCATGCTGTATCGGATATACACACCATCCTCCCTGATTTTAGGCGCACCATTTAGTTTTTTCGGAACGGTTGCATACAACATATGCAGTATATTGCAGTATATTGCAGTACATTGCATTGCGATTACTCATATTCAATTTGTTTAATAGAGGTAGGACGACCCAAAGTGAAAAGATTACATGGTGGTTGTTGTGCACTTGTCTTGACTAGTCAGTCTTGTCCAGAAACGGCTTCATCAACCCATAGACATCCAGGTTGCTGTTGAAACTGTTGTGGAACAGGTGCAGGATCACCTTGGCCGTGATATGCGTGTTCTCCGGGAAACGCTCCACAATATCCTCTGGCATGTTCTTGTCATACAGATCCTTGTAGATGTTGATCAGCTGGTAGCGAGTGCAGTGATTCACATGGAAGCTCAGATCGATGCGACCCGCTCGGATCAGTGCCGGATCCAGCAAGTGTTTGCGGTTAGTCGTCATCATAAAGATTACATCCTCTGGAGCCATCGTGCCATCCAACACGTTGAGCAGGAAACTCAGACTCAGAGCATCGCTGTTATCCTCATCACCAGATCCATTGCCACCAGTACCAGTGTTGCTGCCATTGGGATTGGCGTTGTCCAGAGTTGACATCTTCGAAGCATTGGCAGTCGCTGCAGTCAGACTCTCAGTTGTCGCAGTTGAGCTGTCCGCAGCCGAGCCATCGTATCCATCACCATCTCCACGGCGCAGAACAATGTCAGTCATGCAGTCGATATCCTCGAAGATGATCACGCCTCCATTCTTGGAGTTGTTGCGAATGTAGTCGACACAGAGTTTCAGCTCCTCGTTCGTCTTCAATGCGCCCAGATCCAGGTAGAAGATATCCTTTCGGAGGAAGGTCGCCGTCGCCAGGATAGTACTACTCTTACCACAGCCAGGAACACCACTCAACAGAATACCTCCTCGATAAGGCAGACCAAACTTCTCAAAACGCTCACGATTGCTCTTAAAGTTGTTCAAGTACTTGTCCAGGCTGTTCATCGTGTGCTTGGGCAGATACAGATACTCGAGTGGCTTGCGGTCGCGCTTGATCAACTTGCACTTGCACTTGGGAATCAGCTTATCCTTCTTGATCATCTTTGGTGGCACTTGTGGCTCACGTGGAGCCCACGCTCCATAGTGAGCCCCAGGTGTGCCAAGATGAGGCGGCCAAGCAACTCCCTTGCTACCACCCTTGCCACCCTTCTTTTTCTTGTTCTGCTTGCTATCATCTTCAACACTGTCCTCACCCTCGGATTCACCCTTCTCCTTCTCATCATCCTTCTTCTTTTTCTTCTCCTCTTCCTCCTTGCGCTTCTTTTCCTCTTTTTCCTCTTTCATAGTGTCGTATTCCTCCTCGTTCATGCCGAGCTTGTCCAAAAACTCCTGAAAAGCCGGGTTGAGAACATCGATCTGCTCCTTCTTGTACTCAATGTACATCTTGTAAACACCGATCTTGTCTCCTGCACGCTGAGTCGTATCCTGGTAGTAGGACTGAATGCGCTGATTCATCCATTCGCGACCATAAGCATCAAGCTCGTGGTCCTTCATGGTCTCCGACTTGAACTCAATGTACATCGGGTCAGATGTGTCTGCCTTGGCTTCGACCATCTGAACCAGAGTCTGCGCTGCCGACATGTACTCCTGTGTGACTGGGTGTTCCAGGTCATCCATAAGCTCGATCATTTGCGTCCTGTAATCAGTGTCCAGGGCCTTGCTCAACTCCTTGATACCAGTGCTGCTATTGATCTTCTTTCCAACCTCCATACCATCCCAGAATGGCTCATTCAGAGTGTACTCCTTGCCACCATAGCTGAGACTCTCGGCTCCAGAAAAGAAACGAATCATGGTCTCGAGAAGGCGAGCATTGCGCGACAGGTAAACGAGTACCCAGAGCTTTTCCAGAGGGCCACCAGGACCTGAGTTGGCAATGCACGGTGGACTGCACGACCAATAATTGCAGACTACCAGACCAGGCCAGCTTAGAGCGTTGCCATCATCATCTGTCAGGTCTGAGAGTGGCTCCAGAACATTGGCGAGCAGCGCCACAAACTCATCCAGATTCTTCAAACCATTGGTGGTCTTGACAACCTCGGAGTTCAGGATATAGTCACGGACTGTCTCCTCTTCCTGGTGATTGCTCTCGCAATTCATAGCCAGCTTCACATTCTGTACGAAACGAATATCCACACCATCACCAGTCCCGATGTTCAGCTCTTCCGGAAGAGTAAACAACTCATCTGTGTGACGCTTGCTGGTCTCTACACGAGTGCAAATATCATTGATACCCAGACGCTCACGCTCCTGAAGCAGGTAGTTGCAGATAGCCATGACATCGACCCGGTTACTGGCATCAATACCTACAATGTACGAGTTCTTTCCATCTGATGGTGTCACTAGCACTCCTGGAGCAAATCCTTTCATCGGAGACTGACTCGGGTTGCGCGGGCGACGCCCCTTGAAAACACGATAACACAGGTCTGCACCGAACTTCCAGCATGCGATCGCGCTCCCTTCCACCCATGTGTTGAACAGGGTTCCCAGCCAACCACACCAGAGCTCAAGCTTAGCCTTACCATGTTCAGCCAGCTTGTCATTGAAATACTTGAACAGATCCTTGATTCGGTCCAAGGACAGGTAGGCGTACAACTGGAGCAGTGCCATCAGGCTCAGTCCTTGCAATCCACTCTCCATCATGTGCTTGAACAGAATATCAATGAAGTTAGTTCCATAGCCTGGACTCAGACCATTCAGCAGAGTAGTGTTGTTGCCATTGTTAAGAAAATTAGGAATAAATTGTTGTGTGTTAGTCATTTCAACAATGTATTACTACAAATATAAATAAAGACAGGTTTGTGTGTAAACACAAAGTTCTCATTCTCAAAGGTGGTCAATTTTTTAATCGTCTCCAAACAGCACACATTTTCTTACTTTTTAGTTGCGTGCTCTGACGTACATTGTGACATCTGTTAAAGTTAGAAAGTGTCTGATAATGCTGTCACACAATGGTTGGGTGAATCCATATGCTCTATGTGTCGTACCGCCACAATTATGTATCATCAAGTATATGCTCTCCTTGTCCACATGGTCTATAAACTTTTTGTAGGATGCATAATCTGGAGCATAGTTGTTGTAATTTAAATATATCATAGGCAATTGCGGTATTTGGGATTTGCTCTGATGCGATTCTGCCACGAGCTTGGTTACCAGTTCATAGCTCTGGATCCACTCTTTCTCCAGGTGACGATTCTTAAACTCCGTCTTGGATGTCTCAAAATCAATCTGTGGCCGATATGATATGATTCCAAGCACGTTGTTCTTCAGTCCATAATTCAGTGCAGCAGTACCACCCATGCTACCCCCAATCGTGATCACCTGCTTGTTCGTCAACCCATTCTCCTCCATGATCTTTGCTATCAACTCCTGAAATATCGCTTCATCCTTCAGATACCAGTTGAACTCTGGTCCCGGGTCATTCTCTGTCAAGTAGAGAACAGCTGGATCGCCCAGATTATCCGCCATTGCACATGTACTCAATGGTTGTGTTTGTGCTGTGTCACCAGACCCCGTTGCTCCTTCCACAGGTTCTGCAGGACGGACATACCAACTCAACATTTCATATCGTTCACCCTTCACCGCAGATGTGAAACTTATCAACATATACTTACCAGAACCTGGATAGAACAAATATTTTTTCCCCTTGTAACATTTCTCATACTTACCCACTATTGCCTTAACATCCATATGATCACTATATTATACAAATCATATAAATACTCACACGATTTTAGCCGCCATATTCTTTCACAATCTTTTTTTGCTTCCATACCTGTATAGTATCTTTTGGAAAGTATATTATGAGTGACAAATGAAGTCGGTTTTGAGGGACTACCATGCCCCTTGACTACCAACTACCACTTTTTACTACTCAACATGAGCCGCCGCTGCTACTACTACTACCACTGCTACTGCTACTGCTACTGCTATTCCGATGGTCCTCTCCTGGCGTGTCCCCAAGAACCTGAAAATGCTGGAGGACCCAGATGTGGTCTGTCATTGGTGCGCTTACCCTGACGACTTCGACATCATTCATGACGAATGTTTGGACAGGGTTCAGGAGGCCAGCTGGGAATTGGACAATGAGGAATGTGTCTTTTTCTGCAAGCGGGTTGTGGGTAACCGGGTGACCTGCTACACTGAGGAGATGTGAAAACGAAGTTAGAGCTCATTGACGGCTGACACTTTGGGACTCTTACCCAAATTTCGCGCCCCCCTTTGGCTGTCCAGTTCATCAAAAATCCATCAGACCAGGAGATCCGCGCTACGCCTGTTCGGGCCGAGATCCGCGCTCCTGCTCGGACCCAAGAGGACCAGGACTACCAGGGCCAACAGGACTACCAGGGCCAACAGGACTACCAGGG